TTTAGGAAGTGAGATCTCGGATCGTATGAATACGCTCCAAGGTCTCATTTCTACAAAAATCAAGACCATTAACGGTCTGATCTTTAGAAATAAAGGTCGCGCACTCATTGGACTACTTTTGAAGTTAGTCCGCGGAGTGCGTCCTCGTTCATCCAAATCTGTCGTGAGACAGGTGTCGGCTTTTAGCTTTCGGTGTTACCGAATAGCTAAACATAGTGGTTTAAAGGGTCTTGTTTTGTATTTAAAGGCGTCTCAGGTATTACTCCAACAATCTGTAGGAGGGTACCGAGTCGCTGACTTATCGGAATTAAAGGTCCGGCCTAAACGAAATCGTTCAGGCGTTCCTTTGATAATTCCGGCAGGAGTTCGAGCTATGATTTCTCAAAAGAGGGATATCCAGAGTATTAAGCTTTGGATGACTCTCTTAGGCCTGTATCGTATTTTAGAGTTTAAGGGAACATTGTCCCTTAAAACTATTACCGATCCAGGCGTTGAGATTCAAGCTTTCCTTCCTGTTTGGCGAAAGTTCATAAAAAATGAATTCAAGCCAAATTTGTCTAAACTTGTAAAGATCCCTTCTCTGACTTCTCCTCGTCTGTTTCCTGTTTTAAAGTCAGGTCCTATCTCTAAGATGGACCCGTCTAATAGATTTGAAACAGCCTTCACTAATAGTTCCGCTAAGGCCTTGATTCTAGCTGCTCGTGCTCTCCTTGTAAGGGGAGGGAACGAGAAGCTACAGTCAGCCTTAAAACTAATAGCTGGTCAATTACCTAAGACTTCTTCTTTTATGGGAAGATTGCAAAGCATCGCCATGGCTTGTCATAAGGAGTTAGATTTATTTCTTCCTCCCGAGATACGCTCGTTACCTCTCGGTAAGCTCGGATTGAAACCTGAGCCTGCCGGGAAGATTAGAGTGTTCGCGATGGTGGATGCCTGAACTCAATGGTTGTTAAGTCCTCTCCATGAGTGATTGTTTAAAATTTTAAAACAGTTACCTCAAGATGGGACCTTCGACCAGATGAGGCCTATTTATAGGTTGCAATCTATTTATGAAATGAAGTTAAAAGGTCAGTTGTCTTCAATTGATCTTAGCGCTGCAACAGATCGGTTACCCATTGAGTTACAGATTGTTATTTTAGAAGAACTCCTCGAAGATCATGTTCCCGACTCTAAGCTTTTTGCTAGAGCCTGAGCAGATCTTCTTGTGGGACGTTCTTACAATCTTGTTGCTGATTCTACTGAACGTGAGTACTTCGTCAATAAAGAGGAATTTACTGTTAAAGAACTTAACGGTAAGCCTCATTATTCGGCGAATGTACATTACGCTGTAGGACAGCCAATGGGAGCCTTATCTTCGTGGGCTATGCTTGCTATTACCCATCACGCAATGATGCAATTTGCTTCATCACGCTGTGGTAATAAAAGCTGATTTGAAGACTACGCCGTTTTAGGTGAT